TAGGGAAAGGTCAAAGTGGCAATGCCAAAACCCTAAGTGCGGAAAGAAGTTTGACCCGAAGGACGGTAAACAAAAAAGAAAATTACATTGTTGTCATTTGGGGTACGGTAGGGCACACATACCAACACGCTGGAATGAGTACAACTGTTTGGCTTTATGTATTGGCTGTCACCAGTGGGTTGACCAGCATCCTTGGAGAGCTATTTGGTTGCTAAATCAACATTTCAGTGTTGAAGAAATAATATGGGTAAAAGACCAGTACAGAAAAAAAGTAAAAAGAAAAGAATTTGAATTGATTGAAAGGGAGAGAATTAAAAAGCTAATAAAGGAAATGGATAATGAGTAAAGATAAGTACACACTCACTAATGAGGAACTAGAAGTATTGCTTATGGCATTGGAAGTTTTTAATAAATATGGATTCAAATATCCTAATATTGTTAAAGAACGTCATTTTGAAATAGCAAAAAGCGTTCAAAAAGAATTATTAACAAGGAGTACGGATGGCAAGACCAACGACGAAGGAACTGCGGACGCTTGAAAGCAATTTGCAGTATATAAGAACAACTTATAGAAGGTTAATATTAAATAACACCATGAAAGGTAAGTCAACAAGTAGATTAGTGGAGAGATTGAAAGCGATAGAGATACAATTATGGATGGTAAGAGAAGATGGACAAAAAGACAAAGCATCCAATGGGTAATAGACCAATTGGAAATCAGCGTCGTTCAAGAAGTAAAGCCGTATGGCAGAGCTAATGTCAATTACGACAAGAGACTGGGTGACAAGCACCTCGTGTGGTGCAGTAAATGTGGTAATGTCTATGATAGAGTCTACGGAGATATCTACCCTGACTTCCCAAGATATGGAAAGGAGAAACAAGACCATGACAAAGAATGTTAAACAGAAAGACGTGACAGAGTTTATGATGAAAGAGTACCCTACGCTTATGAATAGCATAAAAGACCATATGAACACTTGCTTTAGCTTAATGGCTAAAAAGCAGATGGACTATGGAATGGGTAACATAGCGATGAACGGAAATAAAAAGTTAGCGTTGCTGGGAATAATGATTCGAATTAATGACAAGGTTCAACGTGCATTAAACATCTTAGAAAAAGACCAAGACCCAAACAATGAGAGCCTTGAGGACACTGCACAGGACATAACAAATTATGGAGCAATATTTAATACGGTGTTAAATGATGAGTGGAAAAAGTGAGGGTTTACGACGAAAGAGAACACGATACTACGAGTCAGATGCGTTTAAAAAAATCGAAAGGCAGGATGTCCTTGACTTCAGGGTTAATCATAGTGATAAAAAATCTTGGTGGGACTGCATTGAACGTATTGCAATTGCTCAATCTAAGATTGGGGTTAAGGATGCAATGGGTTGTGTGGAGAGTGTTGTCAGGAATCGTGAGATGCGTAAGGAAGGTTACATCTATTGTTCACCGCAGGAGCTAGAGGAAGCTCTTAAAAGAATGCGAAAAATATATCTACATAATCAGAAAAAGTGATGTAATGGTCTGTGGTAATTACTAGGTTTGGCGATTTAGACTGGCACAGATTTAGTAGATATAAAAAAAGCCCCCAAAGGAAATCCTAAGGGGGCTTTTTATTACCTATGCTAACTCACTTTGGGCTTGTTCAAACAGCTCAGACTTTGTATGTGCTTTAGAGCACCAGTCTTTGAGGATGTAACCAACCAGTTGCTCTTTAGATATTCCTATCTGAATAGCTCTGACCTTCAGGTTATCCTCAGTCGGCTTGTTTATACAGGCTCGTATGGTCTTGCTCACTGGCTTAACCATTGGCATTAACCACCTCACTTTCTATTTCGTTTTCATCCAACCATATCATGTCAAGAGGGTCTAAAAGAACCTCGGATTCGTATCTTGAATTTGTAAAAAACAAAATCTTATCTTTGTCTATTTCACCTTCAAAGATATACGATTCTCCACCAGTCGCTTTGAGTCGTAGAGCAAAGAACTTTGCCACTTCAATGTCAGTAGTCCAAGAGACTCCAACGTCGCCCTTTAAACCGTCCTTAGCCAACACTCCACGATACACTTTTACAACATCAGGAAGTTTGTCGTATTGCTCCTGTGACTCTTCATCGGTCTTCTGCTTTATATCACTAAAGAAGTTTAATACAACATCCCAGCTCTTGAATACAGTAAGCGGAAACTCTGTGTCGATATAAGCGTCAATACCTTCTTGAATCAACTCATCTTCATTTTTAAGAATTACGCTATCCAGCATCACTCCACCTCACTTTCTTTCAAAGGGTGTTCGATAAACTCTCTATTATCCTCAGTTATCTCATAACCATCAAAGTAATGTTTGTAATACTCATTCCATGTTGAGCCACAATCATAACATCCCATTTTCCAAATAATACAATCATCACCGTACATTGTACGACCATTATTTACTTGTTTGCCTTTGCAAACAGGACAATATCCATCCATCACTTCACCTCGCTTTTCTTTTTTTCTAGCTCAACGTAATGGTCAACTATCCTACCCATTCTTTGAATCTCGCCACGTGCATACCTGATATCTTCGTGGTCTGCTTTTGGGTTTTCTAGTATAGCCATACACGCTACTGCCACTGCTGACCATGTAGGTGTTAAGTCTATTGTTCTTTTTTCCATGATTAAACCTCCTCAGGTTTTACACTTCTATCAACTTCAGATTCACAAGAATTGAACTCATCTTCTGCTATATCTAAAATATCTGAGTGAAAATCAGGGTTAGTGTTTTCGTCACCAAGCTCTTCTAAAGTCTCATCGTCTATTTCAATTTCTTCAATCGAGAGGTTCATGACGTATATTCTGTACGTTTTTGCCATGTTAATTTACTCCTGTTTGTGTACGGACTTAATTGTCCGAGAGGGTAGGGAAGGACTCGAACCTTCCCATGCTCCAAGCTACCCTAGTTAATCAGCTAAATGAAGAACCTGATGGGTCGAACCCATTAAGGTCAACGTCGCCAAAGTTGTCTTGCTCAATAGTAAAAATACTAAATTCAAAACCAACGCTTCCACCACCCTTTTCTTTCCATTTGACTATCTCATCAATGTCGCTTTTATTTAATCGAATGTAAAGATTTACGTCCTTGTTTTGAGGAAACTTCTTTAGCTCTTTTCTTAACTGTTTAACTGTTCTAGAATATAATCTCATATATTCTCCTGTGTTTAGTGACGTGCGAAGTTGCACGTTGAGGATAGGGGAGGAATCGAACCTCCCCAACTTCCAAACTATCCTTTAACCTCCTTACTCATAATTACAGCTTGTTCAGCACAATACTCCTGAACTGTCTGAGCCCAGCGATAAAACTGGGGTTTGAGGTTAACTCCATCTTTCGGAGTGCTCTCAACCACTGTCTTATGTTTTAAGACACAATGGTGAGGCATAACTGTCTTCATATTGTCTTCAATCGTGTTCTCACACAACTGCTGAACAACCTCGACAACTACTCGTTCGATGGATTCATATGATTGAGCACTAACTGATAGACCCTGAGAGTTAATCAGCTTTTTGATTTTGCTTTTTTGAATCATATATTTCTCCTGTTTGTGTTAGGACTTCATGTCCTAGAGCCTAGCTCAGGAATCGAACCTGAGCCAGTTCCAAACTAGGCTGTGAGCTACGCTTCTACTATTTTGTACGGCTCTCCTTTCTCGACCCATTCGTAAGTGTCGTGGTCTAGGTTTTTCTTCTTAACGTCTACTTGCTTAAGAAGTTTAACAATCCATTCCAACTGTGAAATATTTAGATTGTCAAAATTTGCATTAAGCGAGTAAGTGTCACGTTCTTTACGCACTCCGTTATTTGTGAACGTAGAAGCACCTCTGTTGTAAGCAACCTTAGCAGAAACTAGCTCTTTAAGGTGCTCAACTATTCTAGGGTTATCCTTGTCCCACTCATTGACTTTTTTAACGTCAAACGGAAGATTATCAAGCCTTGCAGTATCTTGACGTAAGAGTAACGCTCTTGTAAATTCAGCTTCATGCTTTTTTACTTTTGCATTGACTCTTCTAACAAGCTCAGCAATTATTTTTTCGTGGTCTTTTAAAGTAACCTTGTCGCCATAATCACCAAACTGGTAGTAGGTACGGTCTTCACGCTGATTGCTTTTACTTCTCCACGTCAACTTTTTTACCTTTTGCTTGATTTCAACAGAGTTAAAATACGAGTCTTTTGTGGTGTAATACGATTCACCCTTTTTGACCTTCTTTCCTGATTGCTCACATCGGTAACCATGACCCCAATCGTCTGTATCAAAGACGTTCCATGACACTATAATTTTATGTCGTGAATTTGAGTCAGCACCAGCAGGTTCAAACTTACAGTTGTATCGTCTAACAATGTCTGTAAAATTACCTTCAGTATCAATCAAAAAGTTTTCGTCAGGCTCAGCTTGTCTATTCAAAAAATTAATTTCGTTTTGAATTTTATCGCAAAGCTCAACAAAAATCTCAATGTCTGTTGGTGGTCGTTGTGCGTACTTTTTTATTTCGTTTATATTCATGATAGAATATATCCTTTCCTATGTTATTTTCTTTGTGTTACGACTTCGTGTCGTAGAACTCAGGGCAGGAGTCGAACCTGCCCAAGCACCATGCTGAGTTACCCTACAAACCTTCCTTGAGGATGAAATTAACACCTCTGAAAGCCTGTTGTGATGCGTAGATAAATTCCTTTGGTTTATCCTTGAGAGCCTTTGACCAGCTCTGAAGATAAGAAATAGAATTTTCACGCTCTACCTTAGGGTCTATGTTTAAGTAAGAAGATAAGCCACAAGCTCCAAGCTCTGCGACTAGCTCTTCTTTAGAGTAATCCTCACTACCAAAACGATGCTCTTTGAAGTCTGAGAATCTGTCGAGTCTAGACTTATGACCAGTCGAATGAGTAAGCTCGTGAAAGGCTACTCGGTAGTAGTAAGAATCTGATTTGAATTGGTCACGTTCAGGAAGCTGAACACGGTCTGCGGTAGGAACATAAAATGCTCTGTCGCCACCGTGACGCAAACCACCTTTGAGAGTCTTGGCATATTTAACTACAACATCCTCAGCTCTCTTGATAGCTTTACGCTTGTCAACCTTGCTAGTTTTCTTAGCTTTTTTAGGTAAGAATTTAGCAGGTATCTCTTCAGCAAAAGTGCACTGGTCAAAGTTAAAAACCGTGTACGTTTTTATAATCCAGCTTACTTTATTTTTAGGCTCACACTGTGTGCATGGCTTACCTTTATAAACTGGCTTACCTGAGCACTTTGTGCAGTCACTGTCACCGACAACAAAACTAGATTTTTTCCAAAAGAAAACTGTTGTTCCCTTCTCGCCTTTATTGACTTGAGCACCTAACTTCTGAGCTTGTCTGTAAGTAGTCCAAAAACGGTTACTGTAGCCTTGCTCATCAGCGATGCACTGAAGTACGATACTGTTCCAGCCAGTGTACAGTCTGTTGGTACTAGCTGAACGCTGAACACCGAAACTTAGCTCACCACCTTCGAACTCACATTGCCAAGGCTTGTCCCAAGGGATGATGCCTTTATCAAGCTGTCCTAAAACTGGTGCAACTAACTTATCAAATTGTTCTTTTTTCATGTTTAACTCCGTGTGTGTTTGTGTACAACTGAATTGTTGTAGTGGGCTTGTCAGTAGCGAACTGAGTAAGGACTGAACCTTCAAGCCCAAGGAGAATTAAACATAGGTTCGAGGAGTGCATTCGAGAGACTTAGCTCCTCTTATTCGCTCGACAGCTCTCAGGCAGTGTGTCGTGTGTTCACCAGCGAATCATCAAATTTTCAATAAACTAACTGGTAACAAAGTATCACAACTGTAACATATGTGTCAAGTATTATTTTAAAATAAATTAAAAAAAGTCATGTTTACCGTCGTGAAAAAAGTTTAACAATTGTACTAGCTTTGAGGTATTTAAAGGGTTATTATGCACCCAATTCGGGCACGTTTTTTCGGTTTTGAAATCTGCTGGACTAATATTAAATGGCAGTAGTGGCTGGGAAGGGTTATTGACCCTGAGTTTATTGAGGTGGAAGTGTTGAGCTGTACAAGAATTGTTCAAGGTTTTGCACACGCATTTAAATTAACAAGGTGTCTACCCCCGTCTCCGTTTGGCTCTGAATCGTGTACGTGCTCTTCATTCAGTAATTCACACAGGCAAAAAAGTATATGGCAAACAACAAAAAGAAAAACTTAGCAAAGTCTTGGGGAGAATGGATTCGTAATCATCCACAGACCCCCTCCCTTCTACAAAAAATATTTGACACGGCTATGATGGATGGTGATGATAATCAATGGAGAGCTATCAATGTTCTTATTGACCGCATAGCACCACATCTAAAGTCTGTAGAAATGGATGTTAAGGGAGAAATATCTCAAGGTGTGATTGTTCTTCCTGAAAAGAAAACTAAAACAGCCCCCCGTCCACCATCTCAAGTAGATAAGGTTGCGGAGGAGGTAATAAAAGATATATCTGCGGAGGCATAAATGAGCTTATATGAAAACATAAACAAAAGAAGAAGGGCTGGAACAAGTCGTTCTAAAGCTAATTCTACTGTAGACCCTAAAACCTATAGTAAGATGAAAAATAAAAAAGGCGGTTTTGCAGTTAAGAAAAAGAAAGTTAAAATGGTCTAATGTCACAGGCTTGGACTAGAAAAGAAGGCAAATCTCCTAGTGGAGGTTTAAACGCTAAAGGTAGGGCTAGTTATACAAAGGGTACTCTTAAACCCCCCGTTACTGAATCAAAGCCGACTGGCAAACGTAAATCTAGAAAAAAATCTTTTTGTGCTCGTATGTGTGGTATGAAAAAGAAACGCACTGGTAGAGCAACTGCTAGAGACCCTAACTCAAGGGTAAATAAATCATTACGTAAATGGAAATGTCGCTGTAGTTAATGCCTGAAAAAATACTATGGCAACCCCATAAAGGTGCACAAACTAAAGCTCTTCAGCAATCAGCAAAAGAAATTCTTTACGGAGGAGCAAGAGGTGGAGGTAAGACTGAAGCTGGTTTAGCTTGGATGATAGAACCCACGTACCTTATGAATGAAAAGTACAGAGGTCTTGTTATTCGTAGAAATTATGACGACTTACGTGACTGGATTGACCGTGCTAAAATGTTTTATAGGTCTCTTGGTGTTAAGGTTACTGGAAACCCTGCTGAATTTACATTTCCTAGCGGTGCAAAGATACGTACAGGTCACCTAGCGGATAGTGATGCTACTTACAAGTACCTTGGTCACGAATACCATAAGATTCTAATTGAAGAGCTTACAATCATTCCTGATGAAGAAAATTATTTACGACTAATTTCAACTTGTCGTTCTACGGTTGAGAATTTAGAGCCACAGATATTTGCAACAACAAATCCTGGAGGAGCAGGTCATATGTGGGTAAAACAACGCTTTGTTGATGTTGCACGGGAAAAAGAATATGTAGACCCCGTCACTGGACAAACCCGTATATTTATTCCTTCTCGTGTATATGATAATCCTACCCTTATGGAAAACGACCCTGACTACGTAAATACATTAAAAGGTTTACCTGAAGAATTAAGAGAGGCTTGGTTAGAAGGCAGTTGGGACGTATTCTCAGGACAATACTTTAATAAGTGGAGATATGAAAAGCACGTTGTCAAACCTTTTAAAATACCTAGCGACTGGCATCGTTATCGTTGTATTGATTATGGGTACTCTGCTCCTTTCGCTTGTTTATGGATTGCTGTGGATTATGATGGAGACGCTTACGTATATAGAGAACATTACGAAAAACAAAAACCATTAAGCCACCATATAGAAAAAATAAAAGAATTAAGTGGAGATGAAAAATATCAAAACTCACTTGCAGACCCTGCTATGTGGATACGAAACCCACAAAATACTAATAACTGGTCTAATGCACTTCCTACTCATATGTCTATTGCTGACATTATGTTGTTCAATGGAGTCCCAGTTAATCGTGCAAATAACGACAGAATAAGTGGATGGAATTTGTTGCGTGAATATTTAGAATGGAATGATGAGGATAAACCTGAGCCACGTATTAAATTTTTCTCAAACTGTGAAAACCTAATTAGGACTTTACCTATGTTAGTGCACTCAGAAAAGAAACCTGAGGACGTAGACACAACTCAGGAAGACCACGCACCTGATGCGTTGCGTTATGGTCTAATGTATATAGGCAGTCCTAATAAAGACTCAGTTAAACCTTATTTACAAAGGGAGCTAGAAAAGTTATTAGCAATGGAAAGCAACATAGACGGAGTAAGGAATTGATTACTATTGTATTATTTGATGAAAACGGTCAATACGAAATATCTTTACCAACAAATGACTCATCTGAAATAGAATTAGAAGGTCACCAAATGAGAGAATATGAGATGGCTGTAGCTGGTATAGCTACGCAATTTCTCGATATGGAGACTGACCCAACTTATTATCCTATAGGAACAAAATGTTAGATAAATCTGAAGGTTACAAACCTACCCCACAAGACAAAGAAATAATTAAACGTACAGAAAATATGTTTGGAATAGCACGTAAAGCACGTTCTGAAGTTACCAAACTATGGAGAGAAGCTGAAGGACTATACCAAGGCAATCACTGGGAAGGTATGAATATGCCTCAGTTTAAAAATCAAATTACTGTAGATTTAATTGCATCTGCAATTGACACTATGATTCCTATTTTGTCTTCTCGACCACCTAAAATTGATATTATGTCAGTTACTGGAGACGATAGAGGTTCTAATATAGCAGACACTATTCAAGCCTTTATGGATGAGCTTTGGCAGATAAGGGATATGCAAAATATATTACCTGAATTTTTACTTGATTACCTTGTTTATGGAACAGGTATTATGAAAACGCATTGGAACAATGTGGATGATATGCCTGATTGTGATATTATAGACCCATTTAATTTTTATGTTAACCCTTCCGCAACCAAGTTAGAAAACGCTGAGTGGGTATGTCTTGCTTCAGCTATGCCAGTATACGAGATAAAAGAACGATTTGAAAATGGTGAATATGTAAAACCAATGGCAAATCTTGATAAATATTCTTCTACAAAGATTGGAACAACAAATGTTGGAGGAGAAGATAAAGTACAAGTTACAGACACAAAAGGCACTGAGACTAATTATTATGAAGGATTTGGCAAGGCTATGGAAGACTTAGAGCCTCGTTCTTTGGTAATTGAATGTTACATGAGAGACCCTTCAAAAGAATATGTTATAAATGATGATGGCAAAGAAGAAAAGAAGATGAAGTATCCAAATGGAATGCGTCAAGTAATTGTCAGTAATGGAGTATTGCTATATGATGGAAAAACAAAGTACCCGTTCTTTAATAAAGAAAATCACTGTCCGCACCCTTTTCCGTTTGTTACTATTAAAAATACTGGTTCGCCTCACTCGTTTTGGGGGAAGCCTGAGCCAAAAAGATTAAAATCATTAAACTTAGCTATGGACAGAATATCATCACAGGTGATGGATAATATACATTTAACAGCAAATCCTATGTGGATTGTTGATGAAACTACAGGAGTTGAAAATCAAATAACAAATAAACCAGCTCAAGTTATACGAAAGAAGGGTGCAGGTAATGTAACAATGCAATCACCTCCATCTATGCCATCGTATATATTTAATTTCTATCAATTGCTTGGCGACGTATTCGAGACGGTAAGCGGAGTCAATAAAGCAACACAAGGCAAAGAAGCCAGTAATGTAACAAGTGGAGTCCAAGCCCAAATATATCGTCAAGCAAGTACAACTAAGATAGATTTTAAATCACGGTCTGTAGACCAGTGTATTAGTGTTCTAGGTACAATGTGGGTAGCCATGTTTAAGCACTTAGGCAATCAAGTTAAGCGTGTAAACTATGTTGGTAATGATGGAATAACTGAACCTCGTGATATGATTGGTGTCATGTTTAAAGATGTAGATTTAATGGTACGAGCAAAAGCAGGAAGTATGTTACCTGAAAATAGAATGTTCGTAGAAAATAAAATCTTACAACTTGCTCAACTAGGTATCGTTACAGACCCTGAGTACATTGTAGAAAATATGGAAATGCCGTCTAAAGAGCGATTGTTGCAAAAAATTAGAGAAGAAAAAGAACAAGCAGGACAACCTCCATCTCCTGAACAACTTGGTGGAAGCGAAGATGAAATTTACGAGACATTAATGAATGACCCTGAACTTGCAAGTAAAATGCAACAATAAACACTTTTACTATTTTAAATATAAGTATATAAGCAGATTTGAACAGTACAGTTCTTACAATCACATTAAATTGGAGATTAAATGAGTGAGAACATAGAAGGAGGCACTTACGGTGAAGTCGTAGACCGTGAAGTAGCTGACTCCCTATTTACACCCGATGAGGGGGAGCAACAGACTACATCACCCGCAAGTGAAACCGACAGTGAGGTAACGACTGAAGAACCAGTAGAGACTCAGGAATCTGAGCAACCCGAAAATTCCGAAGAAACAGTTCCTACGGATGATAGTGAACCTGAGGTTATTGATTTTAGTGAAATCGAAATTGATGGTGAAACTTACACAACCGAACAGCTACAAGAGTTTATTAAAGACTCTATGAATAAGGCAGAATGGCAAAAGAGCAACACTCAAAAAGCTCAAGAGATTGCCAATCAAGAAAAAGCCTTAAAAGCTGAATTTGACCGAATCAATGGTGTGATGAAGGACGACGAAGTTGTGGAAACCATGAAAGACTTACTTGGTGAAGACCATGAGTTTTTTAAGGAGTCAGACGTAAAGTTTTCTGAAAATGTGGAACAGGTGCAAGAGCCTAGTAAAGACAATAAAGACGATGCTAGGTTTGAAGAACTAGAAGGTCAGGTACGAGAAATGCAACTTAAAGAACAAGTTGCACATGAGATAAATCAACTTGTACAAGCACACCCTGAACTCAAGGATGATGGCGATGCAATATCTGAGGTGTTAGATATAGCCGTAGACCGCAATATAGCGGACTTAGAAGACGCTTTTACCCTTGCACAAGCTAGAGCAACCGAAGAATCCGCAGTGATGAAAGCCATGAAGAAACTGAAAGAAGCTGATGAGCTTAAGGCTATTCCTGAAGTGGACAGTAATAAAAAAGGAGACCACAGCCCAAAGGTTGAAAAATCTCCTGATTTTGACCATGCAAGAAATATAGCTTTATCTGATTATCAGCTATTTGAATAAAATAAATAATGGGGGTAAAGTCAAATGGCTTTAAACTATGATAATTTATCTGCCTTAACAAAGAATCAATACATTCCTTTGATGGTAGATAATATTTTCGAAAGTAATGTCTTGACTAAACGTCTCTTAAAAAAATCTAAAGCAAGTGCTAGTGGTAACAAGGTTTTACAGCCTGTTGAATATGCTAAAGCAACTGCTAAAGGTTTTTACGATGGATATGATATTCTTGATACCTCACCTAGTGAAGTTTTCACTGACGCAGAGTACGAATGGAAGCAAATGTATGCAACCATCTCAATCTCAGGTCGTGAAGAGGCTTTAAACGATGGTGCTGAAAGAGTTATTGACCTTCTAGAGGCTAAAGTTAAGAACGCTGAAAAATCTATGAAAGATTTGTTTGGCACAACACTATATGGTACTGGTACTGGTACTGGAAACGAATTTGTTGGCTTACAGCATATTTGTTCAGTTGACCGTTCACTTGGTGGAATTGATTCTACTGACTACTCATGGTGGGACGTAGGTTATAAACCAACTATAAGTGATTCACCAACTTACGCAGAAGTTGTCACCGATGGTGATAATAACTTCATCCAAGACCACTTAAGAAAAGCAGTGAGTTCATTAACCATTGATGGACAACGTCCTACAATGATTGTCACAACTCCTGTCATTCTTGATGCTTATGAGGAATCATTGGTTGCTCAAAAGCGTTTTGGTGCATCGGCTAGTTCAGAAGCTGACGCTGGATTCCGTAACTTATTGTTCCGTGATATCCCAGTTTTTGCTGACGACCATTGCCCTGATGGAATGATGTTCTTCTTAAATGAGAATTACGTTCAATTCCGTCACCACAGAAAGAGAAACTTTGCATTTGAACCTTATCAAAAGCCTCTTAATCAAGACGCTAGGGTTGCAAAGATTCTATGGTTAGGAGCATTAACCTGTTCTGCTCCTCGCTATCAAGGAATTATAACAGGCTTACCAACCGCATACTAATAGGAGGAATATATGTCAGATTGGAGAGCAACTGAAGCTCACGTCGTTCCACAAGGAATTACCGAAACATCTACTACATCTAAGATGCCTATGGGTACTGTTGTAAAAGCACAGGACGTAGCAACAAGCTCCGTTGGTGCTGGTGAATTTGTATACGCTAAAGGTGTTGCAAGTACAGTGGCTGGTTCTGTTGTAACGATTGACGAAGCAGGTGTAACTGCATTGGCTGGAGCAAACGCTAAGGGACGCATTGGTGTCGCTATGTCTGCTAACGTCGCTAACCAGTATGGTTTTTACCAAGTTAGTGGTACAGCTAGTGCAAAAGTAGCATCAGGCTTTGCTGATAACGGTGTTTGTTATTTGACAAGCACTGCTGGTACTATTGATGATGCAGATGTCGCTGGAGACCTTATTAAAGGTATGATGGGACGCTCTGCTATTTCTAGTGGAAAAGCAACCGTCGAAATGAACCGTCCATTTGTGGATGATTCTGCTGACGATTAAAACCGTAATTGTGGGGTGTTTAATTGCACCCCACTTTACACAATAAGGGGAAAAAATGACTGGAACTGAAATGATAGATATGCTTGGATTAAGGTTGGAAGACCCTTCCGAGTCTAACTTCACCAGTGCAACAAAAATTAAAGCATTAAATATTGCTCAAAGAACCGTTGTTAATTTAATTGATAACGCATATTTGACAGAATTGCAAGAAATCGATACTGCTACATTCGCCAATACTGTATATAATGATAGCAGTGGTAATGGACTAGACTCTGATGGTAAGGCAACTTTTACCAATTTAGGTATAGACCCAATTAGAGGTGGCGTTATAGCTATTAATGTCTATGATATAAATGACAGTAACCAAAGTGTTGACTTAGGTTTTGCAAATATGATAGAACCGCAAGACGCTAAAAGGTTAGAAAATTCTTATCTAGCAGGTTCTGACTCTAATCCTGTAGCATATATTTTTAACGAAGCAATTTATGTAAAGCCTGTTAAACCTTCAGGTGGTATTGATGTTTGGTATCTTAAAAATCCTACAGCAATAGCTTCAGGAAATACTGAATGTGAATTAAATGTGGCTTTACACGAAGTTGTTTTAGATTTTGCTGAATCACAGCTTTGGAAAATGGATAATAAGCCTGATAGAGCTGGAGTAGCATATACAAATGCAGTAAATCAAATTAAAGCACTTAATGATAGATATCAGATAGAAAAGCCTAAAGGAATTGGTACGCAGGGTAGAGCATAATGCTTTGGTCACAGATTGTAGACCGAGCTAGTGTTCCTTTTGAGCCTAGCGATGAAATAAAGCGAAAAGCAAAAAAGTATGGTGAAGAAGCACAGCAAGACTTTGCCTACCATACTAAATCGTATGAGCGTACACGAGGTATCTATATAGACAGTGGCGATAGAGAGATTGAGTTACCTGAAGACTTTATTGAAATGGCTTCCTATGTTGAGTTTCGTAATCGCATACTAAAACCGTATCCTGAGCATAGTTTATTTCCAAAACGAAATTCTGATGGAACATTTCGTACAGGCACACCTGAAAATTATGAAATTAAAGGCAACAACCTATGTTTGTATCCTTCCCCTACATCCGTAGGTGTGCTTTACTTTCGTTACGTAGCTACTGTTAACAATATAGAAGATAGTGCTACTGCTTACAAAAAATTAAACTACATTAATCTTAAATCAGGCTACTGGCAAGTAGGTAAAAGAATCCAAGGAATGACATCAGGGGCTACTGCTGAAATTGTAGAGGATATTAATGATAATAAAAATGGTACATTGATATTAAAAGATGTTACTAATGGAGCTAATAGCACTGCTTTTGGTAAAAAGTATGCAAGTGGCAGTCATACATCAGAAGCGGAACAGATTGTTCAGTTAGATGAAGAACAAGCTATGAACCTCATAGAACAATCATCTTTTGATAATTTGTTAACAAATTGGGACACATTGGGATTAGGTGCACGTGCAACTACTGCTGGTTTGGAATATAGCTTTGCTAAGGCTGGAGACAGTCCTGCAATATTACAGGCTTATCACCCAATGCTTATAGACTATATAAAGGCAATATTGTTTGAAGATGAAGATAGATATGATTTATCAGACAGGCACATGAATAGATATATGCAGAACCGTCAACTTGTAAAAGGACAATTTCAAAGCCGTCAGCGATATGGGGCTGAACAGGTACAAGATGTGTTATGATAATAGAAATACCAATATTTGATGGCGGTTTACTTACAAATATAGACGCTGAAGACATACCAACAAATGCCAGTTCAGATACAGAAAATTTTGACATAGATGTAAAAGGTAAGATTGTAAAACGCAAAGGTTTAAAGTCTACAGCAACATTGACTGGAGACCATTTAACTCAATTGTTTTATTGGGTAGATAGCAATCTAACTGGTGGTGCAAATTGGATAGGATATGAATCACAAAGCAAAGAAATTGTTAAGTATAATAAAGATTTTAGTAATCCCGTTGTTTTAAAAACATTTTCCTCAAACCAGCCTTCAGATATAAAAATAATACCAATGGCTAACAGCCTAAGGTTTGCCAATGGTCACAATCAAGACGTTGGGTTTTTACAACATATTGATAGAGAATTCTTTTTTGGTGCTCATTCATTTGATAATATAAAATATGATTCAGCTTCTCCTACTTATCCAACAACATGGGAATTAGAGCACGTTGAGACCGTAACAGGTAAAATGGCTACAGGAGTTTATTATTACAAAGCTGTACCAGTGTTTGATGGTGTACAGGAAGCACAATTTCAAGACCAGTTTATTAAAACAACGACCTCGGCAAATGATAAAGGCAATCATTTTACATTAAAGGTAGACGAAGATGATTATAATCCAAGAATTACAGGTGTTAATATTTATAGGCACTTTAATGCTACTGATACTATACAGCCAGTATATAGATTAATAAAATCTATAAACCTAGCAACAAAATCCACTTCTGCCGACACAGAGGCAGGACACAGCAACGCACGTATAGGTAACTTTGTTTACGTACCTAATGGTGGAATATCACAAGCTGTTGCTGATGCTTTTGCTTGGGCAAACCAAGAGTCTAACCCACTTGTATATGTAACTGTTGGCGGTCAAGATACTAATTTAAAAGGAACTGGTGTTAGCGGTAGCGATTCTGACCACTTTACTGACAATATAATTTATCTAGACCAAAACATTGCAGATGTATCTAACAACAGTGCTTGGAATGGTCAGATAAATATAAAAGCATCTCGTCAAAACGACCAAGGGGGTACAGACGATTACAATAGTGGTGGATACACATTGCTAGGAGCTTATTACGGAAGAGATGTAGTTTATGATGCAAGAACTTCAGGATTTTGGGATTGGTCAGTAGGTGAAAAAAATGGATGGATACAAACAATTGGTTCACAAAATTTATCTGTATTAAATAGTGTAAAAAGAGTTATTCAGCTTAATGCAGACAGTACAACATTAGGTACAAACCAAACAATTGGGACTATGTCTAATGGATATTATTATGAATCACTGTCAGGTAATATACAAAAAATACACATTATAGATACTAATGGTATAAATGACAGGACTCACCCTTTAACCACAACAAAAAACAAAGTAAATTATAAATATGGTGCATTTGTAAATGGAAGGTTTTTTGCGGGAAATGTAAATCTTGACCCTGACGATGAAGCGGAAAAGCATGACGATTTTATTATATTTAGCCAAATAAATCAGCCTGACATACTGCCTGTAAGTAATTTTATACAAATAAAAGATACGCAAGGCGGTGAAATAATGGGTATGCGTAGATTGAATGATAATTTAGTTGTATTGATGGAAAGAGGTGTATACCAATTATTTGCTCCAGCAGGTAATCCCGTAAACTATTCTTTGAGAGAGGCAGACGCAAATGTAGGATGTATTGCTACTAACAGTATTGTGGAGGCAGGGCAATATATATTTTTTGCTGGGGCAGATAATATTTACATGATAGGAGCAGGGCAAAGTGCAATCCCTGTGTCTACAGCAGTTAAAGATATTTACACCGCATCATCAAATCTTAGCCAAACTATTGGTGTATATGACCCCTTAAAAAATAGAATTTTATTTAGATTTGGAAGTGATGGGACAAAGCTGTACGCTCTTGATTATTTAAAAATATCACAAGGTACAGAGTCTTGGAATAAGTTGACTTTTGCTTCTGCAAAGTCTGTTGACCTTCTATCTATTGATGCAGATTTAAAAATTTATACAACTCACAACGAAAGTTAAATATGTTAGATAGTATAGGAATAACTGGTAAATGGTCTGCTGAGATATTAAGAGCAGACGGAACAATAGAAAATTTTGAACAAGACAATGCAATAGAAACTCTTTATAAGCAAACGATTGTAGACGCAATGGTAAGCGATGATGCTTCTAAGATTTGGAGAATGGGTGGTGCATTGCATAGTAATGATGGAAGTGGGCAAGGGTCTAACACAAGTAGTTTAACTACACCATCTACTGGAACAGGTGGCATTGTACTAAATACTGGTGGCTCATATTATGTAGGTGCTCAAACTACACTAGGTTCTCCTACAGCTATTACCAATGGATTTAGTATAACATTTACTGGAATCGTTCGTGCAACTCAAAGCTATACAATCTCTGCTATTTATATAAAAAGAAATAAGCTAAGTGGTAGTAACAATAATTATGGACTAGATATAGCTAGTGGTTCAAACTGGTCAAGCACAACTATAGGTAATGGAGACCAATTAACAATAAGCTGGGTTATACAAGCCGTAAAAGGCTCAACCAGTATTTCATAGGATATGTTATGGTAGGAATATTTGATTTAAAAGTCATAAGACCAAACGAAGGAGTCGTACAGCAAGTCGTAAAAAGAAATGCTATAGATACTAGCTCAACTGGTCTTATCTCAAAAATTATTGGTCACTTTGACGATACTTCAGGAACGGCTGGTATATATTTAAATCCTAACTTTGGATTTGCTTCATATACATCAGGTGGTAACGATAATAATGCTGTTATTGGTCAGTCTGGAATTATAGCTATAAACTTGCCAGTTTCTTTAGGGTCATATACTGGGCAAGGTGGTGACTCTGAATTAGACACTACATTGCTATTTAAATACAACCAAACAGAAGATGAAGCCTCATCTACAAAAGCACGATGGAAAGCTCAGGCACAATGGATTAACAGTGACTTTGAAGCAAATATATCATCTATGGAAAGTACAAGTAATTATATTACAGAATTTAAATTAGGTATGAGTTTAGCCTCAAATTTAGAGGTCTTTGACACACCTTTTGCTTCTTGTACGCTTACATCCACAGATAGAATACAACCAGCATTAAATGACATTATTGATATAACGTGGACGATAGAAGTGAGC